AAATTTGTCCAACTAATTGGTTTCTATCTATTACAGCGGGTGTATTATTTGATTCATCCATTATTACCTTAAATGCATATAACCCTTGTTTTTGTTGTACACCTTCAAGGTAAGGAGTTACTCTTGCAATAAAGCTTTTTCTAGTTGTTTGGGTATTTTGTTCAAATACTATTTGATCTGCTAATTGTCCTATATAACTTTTAAGTTCAATTAATAAACGTCTTACATTTACTCTATCTAAAGCCGATGCTTCCTTTTGTAATGTTTTTTGTCCAAATACTACTACTCCTTCTCCTGAAATAGTTGCTAATGGGTTAATATTTGATTCATATAAATTATCTTTATTGGCTTGAGTTAATTTAAATTTAGCATATGAAACTGTATTTAAACCACCACGATTAATACCTGCTGGGGCAAACCATGGGGCAGCTACTTTATCATTAAATGCATAAACACCTGGGATAACTGTTGAAGCAGGTATCCATACTTGTTTTCCTGTTCCTGGGTCTAACATTTTAACCCAAGGCCAATATGTTGCAGCATATGATGTATCTCTAGATATAGCTTGTGTAATAACTTCACTTATAGTTGATGAATATAATGACATATCAGGGATATATAATGCATCTCCTCTTGATATTGTATTTGTTATAATATCAGTAACTTGAGATGTGTGAATATCATTAAATAATCCAGGAGTAAATAATACATTATATCTATATGAATCTTTATTATTCATTAATTTAATAGCAATATCATAATCTGAAGCAGATATACCTTGTGTATTAGTAGAAGAAATATTATCATAAAAAAGAGCTTCTCCTTCAATATCACCTACCCCTCCACCAAAAGTTCCATTTCCAGCTATAGGCATTTTATTCACATAAGTAGGGTTTGCAGTACCTACAGAGTTTAAGTATGTAGGCATTTCGCTATTTACTGTTTTTACCCTAACATATCTTGAATTATTTGGATATTCTCCATTTGTAACATTTTGTTCATTAGTTGAATCATATGTTACTGTTTGGTCTCCTATTACTTTAGCAATATATCTATTAGATTCAGGATCAAGATTTACTTTATTCCAAGTTTCAAGAACTATTTTTTTATTTTGTAAGTCATTTCCTTGTCTTATAGATACATTAAATAACCCAGATGAAGTACTTACATTAGATATTTCAAATCTAAGATTATCTTTTGTCCCATCTTCTAATAAACCGTTAGAATAATACGAATCTGAGATGAGATCATTATCTTGTTTTACACCTTTAGCAATAGTTTCTAAAACAAATGGACCACCTTCAGTTGCTATATAATATTGATTTACTCCTGAACCTGAAATATCTGCAGATGATGTTGCAATAAATGAAGAGGTTGCAGCTGTATAAGAACCACTTACTACTCTAGTTACTAATAATGATTCTCCTCCATAATTAAAATAACTATAAGCTGAAATGGATGTTAAGAATGAATATGAGCCACTACCACTTACAAATGTATCTCCAAATATGCTTTGATAGTCAGAATAAGAAGTTACTAATGTAGGTTGTTCAACTGGTCCTTTAACTGTAGGGCCTATGATAGCTGCACCTGCTTGTACAGGTTGTCCTAGTAAAAATGTATTATCTATTTCATTTAATGTTACTCCAGGAGAGATAGAGAAATTTGCCATTTTATTTTTTATTATAAATATTATTGTTTTTTTTAAAATTAAATATTACGAAGGGAAAGTTGCTCCAGTTGGTAATACATTAAAGTCTAATTTAATAAATTCTGCTGTTCTAGTAGGTTGTAAATAAATAGCCCCTATTAATTCATTATTATCTATTGTAATACTAGTATTATTAGTTTCATCCATAACAACTTTAAAAGATGTTAATCCTTGTCTTTGTTGTACTGTTGCTAAATATGGGTTTACTTGAGATAAAAAATTATTTCTTGTAGTTACATTATTAGGTTCAAATACTAAAGTATCTGCTATTTGGGAAATAAAACTTTTAAGTTCAATTAATAAACGTCTTACATTTACACGATCTAATGCACTTTTTTTCTTTTGTAAAGTTTTTTGTCCAAATACTGTAACCCCACTACTTTGAAAAGTTGCAATTGGGTTTACATTTTCTTGATATAATGAGTCTCTTGTACTTTTTCCTAAAAATCTTTCTGCTTTAACAGCTGTATTTATAGTGCCTCTATTTATCCCTGCTGGTGCTATCCAGGGGTCAGCAACACTATCATTAAATGCATAAACCCCTGCTATCATAGTAGATGGTGGAACCCATACTGATTGTCCAGTATTAGGGTCAATAGTCATAATCCATGGATAATAAGTAGCAGCATATGAAGTATCTCTAGCAGCAACTGATGTTAATACTGTTGAAGTATTATCTCCATATGTTGATGAATCTAAAATAATCATTGAATCACCTCTATTTTGAATGTTTGATATAAGAGTACTTATTACTGAAACATGGCTTGAATATGATGGGGAATCTATTAATCCAGGAACTGTTATAAAATTATATTGATAAGAATCTTTATTAGATAATACGTTAAATGAAATTGAATAGTTATCTGCTATAAGTCCTTGGGTATTTGTATTTGATATTTTATTATAATACTTATTTGAAAGTGATGAAGTAATTTCTCCTTGAGCACCATCAAAAACTCCTGAGGAAGAAAATGGGATTGAAGATGTATATGCGTTTTTTGCTGTACCTGAATTATCTAAATAATTAGGTGTAGGTGTAAGTACACTTTTTACTCTGATATATCTGGAGTTATTTTGATATTCTCCATTTTCTTGGATATAATAGTCAGACCCATCTTGTTCAATAGTTTGATGAGTATTTCCAATAATTTTTTCTATATAATTAGGTTGAGTAGGATCTAATGATAAATTAGTATATGTTTCTAAAATAGAAGGGGATAAAGATGAATCATTTCCTTGTCTTATAAGTAATGTAAATACACCTGATTGGGTATTAGGGGATTGTATTTCCCATCTTAAATTTTCAGTTGTTCCACTATCTAATACTCCATTTGAATTTTCAGAACCTGAGCTATTCATTATTACTCCTTCAGAAAGGGTTTCTAAAACAAATGCTTCTGTATTAGTTCCTCCTCCAAAAGTAGAACTTGTACTTCCTGAGGTAAATGAAATTGAATTTCCTTGTAATGCATTTGAACCAATATATGTAAATGTAATATTAGTTGAACTAGCACTAGCTGTTATATATTGTAAAGAAGAACTATATGGAGCTACTGAGCTACTAGCATTAAAAGCTAAAGAAGCACTTGTAGCTGAACTAGCTACAGATGAACCGGATGAAAAATATATTATAGTATCCGTATTAGACGGGAGGGTACTTCCTGTATTAAATAAAGTTATCCCGTTTATAGTAAAAGACCCTGATGGGTGAAACCCAGTCATACTAATAGTAATAGAAGCTGAAGTGGCTGGGGTGGTGGTTGGTATAGTGGTAGAAGTAGCAGGGGTAAATGATCCACTTACTACTCTAGTTACTAATAGAGATCCACCTCCGTTATTAAAATAATTATATGCTGAGATTGAGGTAAAGTATGAAGTTTCATAGCCACCACTTATAAAAGTAGTCCCAAATTTATTTGAATAATCACTATATGTAGTACATAATGTTGGAATCCCTACGGGACCTTTAATGGTTGGACCTACAATAGCTGCACCCGCTTGTATTGGTAATTGAGAAATAAAGGATTGATCATTTTCTATAGCTAATACACCAGGCGATACAAGAGTTTCATTCATCTGTTGATAAATTTAAATTTTATTATAAATATGGCGTACTTTTAATTAAATTAATCTAATTTAGTAATTTCGCCTGTTTTGGGGTCAATATTAGCATGACCATATTTTTCAGATAAAGAATTAGTTAATTCACCTTCTTGTATAGATGTAGCTTCTAAAAAACTTTCAGCTTGTTTTCTTCTACTATCTAATTGGATTTTTATCATTTCAATTTCTCCTAATTCAAAAACTAATGTTTGAGTTTTTTGTTGAATTTCTTTTAATGTTTCTAATTCCTCTTTTTCTAAGAACTTTTTTTCAGTTGTAACTTCTGTTTCCATTTATATTTATTTTATTTTTATTTTATTTACGACGCATTAACTTGGATTACATCATCAAGGGCTACACCAGAATCACCTCCTAATCTAGCATCCATATATCTGCTAAGATACCATGTATCCCCACCAACATATACCCATTTCATTGTAGGTTGTGGGTCTATTGAATCTTTTTTAAAAGTAAAACTACCACCAGCTCCTGACTGGGTAAACCAACATCTTAACAAACCAGTATCATAATCAACGGTTACTTGACCATCTGATTTAGGTCCACTAATTATTTCAATTTCATCTCCTACATTTGATCCTGTTAAATCCAAAGTTATAGCACCAGAACCTGTATAATTAATATATATTCCAAAACTTCCTGAGGATACGGCTAGTGTAGTACCACTACAAGTAATCCATGTTTTTCCGGTAGTTACATTAAATGTTGATGTATTATCTCCTTTTGTAAATCTAATATTACCAGGAACAGCAGGAGAAGTATTTAAAGGTACATGGGATGCTGTAATTAAAAGTGAAGATGTTGAAGCATTTGTGGCAAATGAAGATGTTTGATCATTAGTTACAAAAGATCCAGTATCTATACTACCAGTATCTACAGTTATAATATCAGTTGTTCCATTTCCTTGATTAAAAGTAATAACATTAAGAACAGCAGAAGAAGATATATAAAAAGATCCAGTTTCCGATTCTATAATAAAAGATGATGTTTGATCATTAGTTACAAAAGAACTAGTATCAACAGTTGTATCAAGAGTACTTGAAGCCGTATAGAATAATTTTCCTGTTGATGTGTTATAAGTAACAACATTATTTTGAGCAGTTGCTTCTAAACTGTTTATTGAAACAGATCCACTTATTACTAAAGATCCAGATAAGGTAATATCATAAGCATCAGTGCCTGAAAATGCATCAATAGATTGGGTAACATGGTATGCTTCAACGGTATTTCCTGTTGTAATGCCTGTTTTAGATAACGTCTTTGCCATTTATTTTTGTTATAAATATATAATAAGATGGGATTAAAAATTAATAATAATATATTTTTTATATATTCATATTTATTTATTCATCTTCTGTCCATGCAGATGTATTCATCAAAACTAATGTTTCTTCATGACTTCCTGACCAATTTGTTGTTACACTTCCATTAGTGATAAATGAAGGTTTAGAACCTTCAGGCCATTTTAAAACAAACAATGATTCATCTACTGATTTTCTTACAGTTTCAGCAGAAGTTTCATATACTAAAGAAAAGTCAACATTTCCTATGTCTGATGTTGCAACTGTTGCGTATGTTCTGTGATTACTCATAATTTTATATTTTAATATTTTTAGCTTGGTACATCTTCAACATAAGATGCTCCATTAGTTAATGTTCCATCAACACCACCAGCTGCGGCCGTTAATGCTGTTCCTGATCCTCCATTATTATCTCCATTTCTCCACCAGTCAGTTAGACCACTAAATCCATCTAAATTATATGGTATTCCATCATTATATAATGTTGTTGCTTGGGCTTGTGAAAGTTCTACATCAAAAAATGCAACTTCATCAACATGACCATCAAAATAATTATTAAAATTCCCAGCACTATTCTCTAATCTTCCAAACTGGAAATCTGAGGTTGATGCCGGCATAGTGGTTATATTTGATCCTTGTGTATTTGTTTCTTTTACTCCATTAATATAAATATTAACTTTATTAGCAGTGCCACTAGTTGCCCCATTATAAGCAATAGTAATATTATACCAAGTATCATTTTCAAAAGTTACGTTTAAAGAAGTGTCTTTCCACATAACAGCTCCTTTTATAAAAAAGTCAATTCTGTTGTTACCAACAAACCGGAATTGGAAAAGCCTATCATCTCCAGAGCCATATTGACTTACTGGCACTTCAAATCTTGTTACATCATCTCGTTTAACCCAAAAAGTCCAACTTGCTGTAGCACTTCCATTTAATGATGTTACATTACCTCCGGCAACATGATCATCTGTTCCATCAAAATCAATTGAATAAGCATTTATTAAAGCTGCTACTCCTCCTGATGATGCTAATATTCCAAAATTGGCTCCTAAACTCATATTTTTTTATTTTATCCTAAATCTCCTATTAAATCCCATTCATCGGTTCCTACTTTTTTAAGAGTTGCTCCTGAAAATTGTCCTGATAGGTTTATATTTCCACTTTTTGAATTTAGTGTAATAGCAGTACTTGATGTTGCAAAATTTAAATTACCTAATGAAGAGGTTTGGAAAAATTCAAATTCAGTTCCAATTACACAAGATGCAGATGCATTAGGTAATATAGAACATGTAATATTTCCTCCTGCTCTAAAATACCCCCCAGCAGTAGCAGAACTTGCTGTAAATGGATTTGCACTTACTGTAGTAATTGGTCTTTGTAAATTTGTTAAATTTGAACCATCCCCACTAAAATAAACAGCACTTGCTGTATTGGTTGAGATTAATGAGCCTGTTATTATTTGGTTTCCTACAAAAGTATTTGAACTTGTTATAGCGTAACTTCCAGTAACAGAAGTTAAATTACCGATATTTGTTGTGTTTGTAACTGCTTGAGCAACATACGACGCTGTTTGAGCGAAACTCGCAGTGATAACTCCTGTTATTAAAGCTCCGTTTCCAATAAATGAACTACTAACATATGCAGCACTTGCAGTGCTTGTTATAGATAATGTACCTGTTATAGCTTGATTCCCTACAAAAGTATTTGAACTTGTTATAGCGTAACTTCCAGTAACAGAAGTTAAATTACCAATATTTGTAGTGTTTGTAGTAATGTTAGATGCATTTGTAACTGCTTGAGCAACAAACGATGCTGTTTGTGCAAATGATGCTGTAGCTACATTTAAAGAACCTGTTTGGTTGGTTGTTAATACTGTTCCTGAACCTGATATATTAATAGGTCCGTTTACTGTTATAGAACCTGATTGGTTAAATGAACCTGTAAAATTAGCAGTACCATTGAATAACATACTACCTGTTGGGTTACTTACTTGGAAAACACTACCATCACCTAATCTTATAAATGTAGGTGTTGATGAACTTACAACAAGTGAACCTGTAATTTCAACTAAATTTCCAGCTGCTCTTAATAAATTACCTCTAGCAGCAGAACTTGTTCCATTTCCTACTATAAAAGCCCCTTCTATTGAAGATGTTACATTATATTTACCTACAACATGCTGATATCTTGCACCATCATAAGTTCCAATTCCTTCAACGTGTGAAAAATCAAATGATGCTGTGGTAAATATACCTTCAGCATGAGACCAATTTCCAGAAGCACTAGTAATATATCCTTCAGTATGAGACCAAGATCCACTTGCATGAGTTTGAAATCCTTCAGCATGAGCATATACTCCTGATGCTGTAGTAAGTTGTCCTTCGGTGTGTGATCCATCCCCTCTTGCTAATGTTTGAGTTCCTTCAGCATGAGCATAAGATTCAGAAGTTATTGA